ATAATTTTGCTCTCTATTGACATAAACATCTCCAAATAAAATGAGCAACACTTAAAGGGGTTGCTCGTTCCCTTATAGGGGCGGTGGTTATGATGATATATTAATCAACTCATCAGCTTCGGGAGTTTCGGGAGTTTCATCAGCTGTGAGTAGTGATTCAGCATCAGCACCAGAATCCACTTTGGTATACAAGTCTAAGAATGTAGCCTTAGTGTCCTCGTCAAAACGAGCAATACACTTAGCAATACTCTTTAACTTATCGGAGAATATACCAAAGGTCTTTGATATGTGAACCAATCGTCTAGTCGATATGACCTCATCACAACCACCTTGTTCAAATGTTTTACGGATAACTTCAGCCCAGATAACAAGCTTCTCAGCAAAGTCATCATCTTGACCATTCAATTCTTTTTTGAGAATGTTAATCTCAATCTTTCTTGAAGGCCAATCTTGTTCTTCGGTCGTAGGGAATCTCTCAAGGAATGCCTCGTTAAGCACATTGGTGTACATATAACGACCATCATCTGAGCCCTTGCCTTTTGTATTAGCAGTAGCAAAGATTGTGAAGCCTTCAGCAGGCGTTACAATCTCGCCTTTCTTTTTGAGTAGAAATGGCTTGCCCTCTAGGACACGTTGCAACGAAGCAAGATTATTTGCACCATAATCTATTTCGTCAATACACAACACAGCACCTTGCCTCGCTGCTACCGTGACTGGACCATCTCGCCATTCCATCTGACCGTTAATCAATACATAGTTGCCAAGTAAATCACCTTCATCAGTTTCAGGTGTCATTGAGATACAAACATACTTGCGTTTGTTTCTCGCACAAGCCTGTTCAACGGACATTGTTTTACCATTACCAGATTGACCAGTAATAAAAACAGGGAAAAACTCTTTAGACTTGATAACAGCCTCTACGTCTTTGTAGATGCCAAAAGGAACATAGTTTGAATACCTTTCAGGTACCAAACTTTCTACTTCTAATGAAGTGACAACAGAGTTAATTACATTCGCCTCTGCTGTTGGTGTTTTTGTAATTGTTGCCTTAGGTAATTTAACTACCTTTGCAACATACTCTGAAACATCATAGACACCACGACCAACTCTAAGGTCTTTCTGGTTAGTAAACCAATATGGATGTGCAATGCCTGTAGCAGACATAATGTTTTTAATATCAGCTGTAGTAATTGTTTCTTTACCCAACTTCTTAACTGCTTCAATAAATGTTTCTCTAACTTCACTCATAATATAAAACTCCCACGTTTTGTTAATTTATGTAACCATCCTATCACCCGGACGCTGAATTGTCAAGCGATAATGTTGCATTTTTACAACTTTACCGCAATTTTTTCAACAAACTTTGTTGCCAGTACACGATTCACCGATTTTTGACTACTCATTTTGACGAATTGACTCGCAAGATTTCTAGTGTTAATCTTGTTTTTATCTTTCACTTCAAACTCAAATTCATCTTCATCATCAGTATTAAGTTTATTACTATCATTTAGTATGAAGAATGAATCAAAACCTTTATTGAAAGATTGAACAAACTTTTGTTTTCTGGCCAATTTCTTAACTTCTTTACCTTCTGCCCATGACAACCAATTTGAACCTTCTTCATTTACATATCTGTAATTGATAGCATCAGACATTTTTCTGGAGACAAAGAAACCAAATACTTGTGTATCAGTCTTAGCTTTAAGCCACAATAACAGACCATTAGTTTCAGTATCGTTTCTGCCACGGCGGCCAACTTTAACAGAGAAGCGGGCTTTTTTATCTTGTAAATAAAGATTAACGCCGCTGCTACACCATCTAGTCCTTGGATATACTTTTTTGTTACCATCATCTGCTTCAAATTCTCCAAATTCGGTTATAACACCACGAGTTTCATTAGAATCACCATCATGTATGAAAATAGTATTGACAATATCTAAACCATTTCTCATTTTGAACTCTGGTATGATTGTACCTAAAGCAACGATAGCGTGATTTAATGGGGTGCTACCAAGCCAAAAATCATCAGCTAAATATTGTCGATTATTACCACGACCCCATGTTTTCTCATCATAACTTTTTTTCACAAGCAATAAATTTTCAAAAGCATTTTTATACTCTTTAGCACCCATATCTGAATTGATAAACTCTTTCATTTGAAAAGCATAATCACCCATTTCAAGCTCATTGAGATTATGTGAGAACTGTTGTGTATTCTCTTTATCACCTTCAGGTAGACTACTATTGTATGAAGAGAAACCAAAAACTCTAAATGGTATTTGAACTCGCTTACAAAATGCTGTAAGAATACATACCTGTTCAAGTGAACCGTACATATTGTCGTACATAGAACCAGACATATCTAATGTAAGAATTACACCATGCTTTTTACCTTTTGGTAATTTTGTTAACTTACGGAAAATTTGGTCATCAAATTTGTATTTGTAAATCTTGTTAACATCAATATCGCCAGAGGTATACAGTCTAGCCTTGGCATATTTTGTAGCCGCTTTTTTCATCTCAAACTCTTTAGCCATCAATGCAATATAGCGGTCGTTTTTCTTTTTAAAGTCTGTCAACAGATTTTTACGGTCGAAAAATGGATGCCACTCATTGGGTTGCAATAATTCTCTATTAGCACTCACCACGTTGTTAGGCAACACACTATAGTGTTTTGTGATTCTTGCGTTAATTTCTTTTGGCTTCTCAATAACATTCTTTAAGAATACTTTTGGTATGTCAGCATAAACATTATCTATTGCATCATCATCAACTAACGATTCTTCCATGTTTCTGAAGCTTTCATCAGTTTCACAAGTAGGTTCAACTACCTCATCACCACCTGTGCAACCATGAGAAGAGTCAAAATCATCAGATTTTTCTGAATCATCACCATCTTCATCAGAATCAGCATCAGCATCATAATCACTATCAGCTGAACCATCAGAGTCGCCTACTATTTCTTCATTTGAATCATCTTCATCAGAATCATCAGAACCAAAAACTGTATCACCTTCCTCAAGGTCATCAAAATCTTCAGGTTCATCATCATCATTACTCATCATGCCGGGCATTTTCATTAGAGATACTTCTTGCTCTTCTAATTCTTCTTTAGCTTGAGTATATAATCTATCAGTCATGGCAACAACATCATCCCATGATTCAAGTTTTTTAATCTCTTCGATAATCTGTAACTCTTCATCAGTAAACTCAATAGGTAAATCATAAGAACCTTTTGTAAAGATATTGATTCTATCAATAAACGGACGTCCGTTTATGTCATTCATATCTTGAATACCGAATAAATTTCTGTCCATGATTTCACCAAAGCCTTTAGTATAAGACCTCTGTAAACCTGGATATTTTCTCTTAACTTTTTTCTCGATACGAGCATCTTCAATTACATTTAAGAAGCCTTTGTAATTATTACCTTTATCGCAAACAGCGTCATGCCAACCTTCTGCTGGTGTCCATAGAGCATGACCGACCTCATGACTCATTAATAAATCATAGAGCTCAGAACTCATTTTCTTCCAGATTGGTATTGTAAGAACTCTTGTCTTTGGATTGAATGATGCTGTATCAACTTTTTTATGTTGTACAGTAACATTTTCTGTAGCAAGTAGTTTTGCTAAATTTGACTTTTGTTCAACTATTGACATTAAAACTCCCTATTTAATTAACTCAATATAACCATCCTATCACTCGGACGCTGAATAGTCAAGCGTTAATTTCTTGTTGTTTTTTTGCAACAGTAATGGAGCGGTGGTGTGGTATTGCACCACACTAACAGGTTGGAGCCTGTCTGTCCTGTGACCCACCGCATATTATGTATATACTATAACACAGCTATCTGCCAATTTGGGGCAAATATGAACTTTTAGTTTCTTCCCATGTCTTATATATTAAATCGTCATAAAATAGGGTTTCTTTAGTATCTCTACCTTTTTTAACCAATTGTTTGATTCTAGGTTTTGCATACTTATACTTCCATAATTCAGATAAAGCTTCAGTTGAATTATCAAATGATTTTGTCAATTCATCTATCTTAGATTCACCTCTTAAATATTCACATGACTTATCATACAATGGGCAGAAATAAACACCTCTTGCATGGTCTGATTTCATAATTTCTTTTGGTATATTACCTAGTTTACTATATGTAAAAGCATACGATCTATGTCTATGGTCTCTTTTTAATTGTTGACCATTTGGTCTTTTAGCAACATACCATTCAAAATATTTTCGTGGGTGGTTTTTCATCAACCAATGTCTAATTTGATATATTGTTTTCTTTGTTGGTTCGTATGAAACAGAACCACTTGTAAAGCCCATTGGCTTCCAATATTTTAGATTATCATATTGTGATAGACCACCTTTTTTTGTTTTACCATAAAGTGATGTTGTTGTTACACTTACTAAATCATCACCATAGTTTTTCTTCCATTGTGATTGTACTTGTTCTGATAAACAAAGTAAAGCTAGTAGTTTACCACCAACATAATTAAAACCAAGAGGTTGTAATGGCACAATCGTAGAACCTATTGCTGTATGATTTAACATACCACTTTCTGTTTTATAATTACGATCCCAACCAATAAACTTATCTCTTGGTGTGAGGTCAATAAAATCACCTGTGATACAGATAACACCAAGATACTTTTTAGTTTTTCTATCACGAATAATATAAGCAAGATTACGGCCTATGTTAGAGTTGTTTCTCATTGTAGATGTAAAAGTTCTAATAGCATTCCATATTTCTGGCATACCATCTTTACCACCTGTGTAAATCATTTCAGGTTCTAACTCTAGGTAATCTTCATTTGTTTTTGGTTGCCAAATATTGTTTTTGACCTCTGCTAAAGCTTTTCTTTGCTTCTCATCTTTTAGCACTTGGCGTTCACCCTCCCACAAATCGTTTACTGTGATAGTAGGGTATCTTTGTTTCACTTCACAAAACTTTTGATATAGTGTATATTCTCTTACGTCCATTTGTGAAACGTATGAGAGGTCTTTCACAATGTTTTCTTTCAAATCGGAATCTGATACATCATTAAATTCTATATCAGACTTACTCCACTTTTTCCATTGTGTTTCTACATCATCTTTTGGATCGTATTTGTATGTATTCACTATTCTGTTCTCTGGTTTTTATGACCTTTTTCATTATAATGATTTAGATATTCTGATACCATATCAAGTTTATCATTATATTCTGCCATCTTCTCCAACTCTTTTTCTATGCCTTCAAACCAAGCCGTGTGGTCATGTATGCCGATAGGGTTCTCTATCATTATTTCAGCGTTCATTCTATGTTTTTCCATTTGAGCATGGAAATTTCTTTGTAATGTTTTAATGATTTGATCTTTTCTCATTTTTCATCTTTCTTGTCAAGGCTTTAATTAACTTCTGTTGTTTTCTTCTTCCTTTTTGTAATGATACTGGACCTACTTTTTCAGTAAACACAACACCATTCATATGGTCGAGTTCATGTAGATAACATCTAGCAGTAAGACCTTCAAATCTTTCTTCTACTGTTTCACCATCTTTGTTTGTATATTTTGCCTGAATCCATCTGGGCCTTCTTACTCTTAATATCAGACCAGGAAAAGATAAACAACCTTCTTGTTCATCAACGAGTTCATCTGATTGTTCAATCACTTCTGGATTTATACAAGCATATACTTGTTCACCAAAACCCATAATAAACATTCTCATATTTACACCACATTGATTAGCAGATAAACCTATGCCACCAGCCTCTTGCATTGTCTTGTGTAGTCTTTGTATAAGAATATCTACTTGTGTATTTGGTAAAACTAATTCTAAATTTGGTATGGGTCTACGAAGCATCTCATGATGTTCAGGTAAAAATCCATATGATTCAGTTTTTGGTTCTTTAAATACATCTTTACCAGTATCAATTACAAAATTATCACTCATTTAACAAATTCCTCCGCATGGCCTTCGGCATCTATTTCTGTGTTTGAAAATAATACCTTGGTCTTTTTTTCTTTTTCATAAAATTTAACTGTATACCCACCAAAAGGTCTATGATATATCTTTGCTTCTCTTCTGTTATCATCAGACCAATATTCAGATAACAATATAAATCCATCTATTGCTGTTTGTCCATCGAGCTCGTTTATTTTTGTCATTTATATGCCTTTGAAAAATTACGTTCTTTTTTAAATTTAATCACATTCATAAATTTGTCTTGTAATACATCACCCTTATGACTAATTACGAATAAATTAACATCTTCTAATAATTGTAAAATTTTCATCAAATCTTCAGTACCATTTGCATCTAATGAAGAATCAAAAGTTTCATCAAGAATAAGCAAGTTTATGTTCGCTGAATTTTTTATCTTGGCTACAGCACGCCAAGTTAACATCAAGGCCATATCAATTCTTTGTTTTTCACCCTCACTAAATGAGGCATATGAAAAGTCATCTCTGTGCCTTGACTTAATTGTTTCTTTAAAACTCTCATCTAAATTGAAATTCACAAAGAAGTCCAAACTAGAGAGATATTTATTTGTCAACTGGTTAATAATTGGCAAATATTGTTTTATGATTTTTGTTTTTACTCCTGTATCTCGTAATAAAGTTGAAGCCGCTTCATAATAATTTTTATTTTCTAATAAAGTTTTTAGTTCTTCTCTAAGTTCTTTTAGTATAGTTTCTAATGTATCAAGTTCTTTTTGTTCTTTTTCAGAATTAGATTTACTTGTTTTTATTTCATTTATTTCTTTAATCAATTCTTCAATTTTATTTTTTTTATTTGTAATTACATTATTATTTGTTGCGATATTTACTTGTAATTTCTGTATTTCTTCTTGGGCTTTTCTTATCTTTTCTAATTTTATTTGTTCACTTTCAAATTTATCTCCTAAATCTTTTAGGCCTTGATCAAGTTTTTCTATATTAGTAATTAGATTAGTTAGCTCTTTCTTTTTAAATTTCTCGTCAATGTGTTGATTACAAGTAGGGCAATCATCATGATTCTCAAAAAACTTTTTGTCTTTTTTATGTATAGTAACAAGAGATTCCATTTGAGATTCTAATTTTGTAATTTTACCAATTCTTGTTTCAGACTTGTTTTTTAGTTTGACTTCTTCCTGTAATATACCTGCGGCTATAGTGTTTGCCTCGTTAAATCGTGTATAGTTTATAACTTCATTATCACATTGATTTTTCTCCAATTGAAGTTTCTTTACCTTTAATATATCATCTTCTTTAATCGTATTGAGGTAAGATTGCTTCATATCATACTGTTGTTCATTCAATTCTATCGAATGTTTTTTTTCGGTAACATTATCTTTATTCTCTATCATTTTTGTTTTTAGTAAACCATTCATTGTAGAAAATACACGAATCTCTAATAACTCTTCTATAATTGACCTTCTATCATTTGACGATAACTGCATGAATGGTGTAAACGAGGCAGAGCCAAGTATTACAATTTGTGTGAATGATTTATAATTTAATTTAAGAATAAACTTTTCTAGGTACTCTTGATAATCTCTAGCATTTGCATCTTGATTTAAAAGTTCACCATTACAATATATTTCAAAGACATTTGGCTTTGCACCACGAATTACTTTATAAGATTTATTGTTTGTATCAAATTCAAGTTCTGTTATTAAATCTCTACTGTTAATTGAATTTACTAATTGTGGCTTTGAAACTTTACGAAAAGGTTTATTAAATAACGCAAAGCACATGGCGTCTAACATAGTAGACTTACCAGAACCATTTTCACCTACAATAAGGGTGCTATCTTTATTATCTAACTTTATTTCAGTCCAATAATTGCCAGTTGATAATAAATTTTTCCACTTTACTTTACGAAATATAATCATCTAAATTTAGGGCCCACTACCCATATTACAATTGATTTTCTAGTGCCTTTTGTTACAGGTGCAACTCTATGTATCATAAAAGATGGAAACATTATGATTCTACCTTTTTTCAACTCAACTGTTTCAGCATCTTTTTCTTGACCACTATTGATTTGAAAATCACCACCTTCAAAATCTACACCTGGTTCATTTAATAAAAATGTCATTGATAATTTTCTAGTTTCAAACATATCATCAGGTAAATTTTGACCCATGATTGTGTCCATATGAAAATCATATCTACCATTTTCATGATGATGATAAACGGTGTATTGTAAAGTTTCATAGCCGTTTAAATCAAAATTATAAAATTGAGTATTTAAGTTTTCTATGATAGTATTTAAACGATAAAATAACCAATCAGCTTCACCTTGGCCGTTTTGATAATCTATAAATTTAACATCAGACTTTCTAACCTTTTCATTTAGTTTATTCTGTGTTGATATTATTTTATTGTTTGCATTTGCCTTTTTAGGGACTTTATTACCAATAGTTGTGCCTCTCTCTAAATCTTGAGAGTCCATAAATTGTACTATTCTATCTAGTTCTTCTTCATTGAAAGCATTGTCCCAAA